ATGAAAAAAATCATAGCAACAGTAATTTGTACTTTCGCCTTATGTGCATTTGTACATAAGGCAGACACAGCAAACAACGCAAATTTATCTGTTAAACCTACAATTCAATATATGATGACGGATCCTGGTGGGCTTTAGGCTCAAAATGAGGGGATTTTAAAAAGACGCTACTTCGGTAGCGTCTTTCGTGCATTATAGGCTATAAAACTTTTTAAGGTAAAAGGTTAAAGTTTTACGATTGTGATTTAATTCACAATATACTATGAAGAAACCGAGGGGGATAAAGTATGTTAAACATTATTGAAAAGGATAAATTAGAGATTTTAATTAACGCAGCAAATAAAGGGGACCAACAAGCTATAAATTACTTGCAAATATTGTTTGACCATGTGAGCGAGTTCGAAGAAGCAAATAAAAAAAAGAGGATTGTTAGCGTATAATTGCTATCAATCCTCTATATTGTCTACCATGCCGTTTAACATTTTGATAATGAATCGTTGTTGTTCTTCAGTCAACTTCTCGATTCTGTCTACAGCAGTATTCAGTTCTATTTTTACCTCAGATGCCTCATTTTCACTGGAATTTCTATTATTTGTTCTTCCCAGGATGTAATCAACACTAATATTCCCTTTCTTGGCAATCTTGTTAATCGTTTCTACTGAAGGGTTTTTTCTACCAAGTTCGATCAACGATATTAGAGATTTACTAACTCCTATAGATTCTGCAAATTGACTCTGACTTAGTTTTAATTCAGCACGTATTTCTTTAACACGTTTGCCGATAGCGTTCTCCATTTAAAATTCCCCTTTTTTATAAAGAAATTAAATACCATTCTATATATAAATTAACACTATCGACTACTCTAAGACAACTTTTTTGTTTTTTATTGAAAAAAATCAAATTAAGTGTTTACTAAGAGTAGTCGATAGTGTTATTATGAATTCAACGAAATAAACGAGGGTGATTCAAATGACTCAAACAATAAAATTAAACACAGAAAGAGCTAGAGAGCTAAGGGAAAATTATGGTTATACTCATGGTTATGTTGCTCAACAACTCAACTGTCATAAAAGTGCATATAGTCACATTGAAAGGGGTTTTAGGCAACCGAGCATAGATAAGTTAGGGAAACTATCAGAGTTATATGGTGTCTCTACAGATGAATTATTAAAAAAAAGTACACTATAGGTGGAATTTTTTTAGACCATCCGACTACTGTAGGTAGTCTTACGAAAGGGGAACGAAAATGGATCAATTACAGGTCGTTGAAAATAATCAACTTACATTAACAAGTTTAGAAATCTCTGAAATGTTGAATAAACGTCATTCGGATTTATTAAGAACTATCGAAGAATACGTATTTGTTTTAGAAAACGCAAAATTGCGTTCTCAAAATTTCTTTAAAGAATCTTCATATAAGGTTGAAGGTAACAACAAAACTTATAAACAATATCTTCTAACTCGTAAAGGTTGTGACATGGTAGCTAACAAAATGACTGGAGAGAAAGGGATCTTGTTTACCGCAACATATATTGAAAGATTCCATCAAATGGAGCAGGAGTTAAAAATAAAGCAAGCACATTTACCAATTAATCCATTTAATCAGATTCAACTAATTGCTATAGGTACCACACAACTAAATGAACGAGTTGAAAAGCTGGAGGTATTCTTTGATGAAAGATTAACAGTGGATTACGGTCAGCAACAAGCAATTAGAAATGCTTTAAACCGTAGAGTGTACAAGCTTTGGGATGACGGAACTATAAATCAAGTTGTTCATGATAGTAGAAAGAAACTTTTCTCAGCAGCATGGAGAGATGTGAAGTCAGCATTTGCTGTAAATAGTTATTGCAACATCTTACAGAAAGACTTTAATGAAGCGATATCATACATAAATGCTTGGCGGCCGAGGTTGGTGTGATTATGTATTTTAGTTATTTTGAAAGGAGCAAAATGAAATGGGATTAGATCAAATCATTAAAGAATCAATCCGCGAAGTTGTTCGAGAGGAAATCCAAGCGGCATTAGCTGCATTCCAACAACAAGCACAACCAAATAAAGTAATGCGAGTAAAAGAAGCGGCTGCTTATCTCAACATCGCAATTTCTCGAATGTATGAATTAGCAAACCACCCACAGTTTCCAGTAATTAGAGATGGGCGTAAGTTACTCTTTTTACAGAAAGATTTAGAAGCATGGCTTGAAGCACAAAAAGAAGAATCAAGCATTGTTTAAGCATATACGTATTTGATAAATAAGGAGGTGATTTAGTGGAAGATACAACAGCATTAGCAATATTCGCAATGTTAATTGCAGGTGGTTCATGGTTGTTTTACATTACTTACGAACCAATAAAAACATGGGCATGGAGTGATGTAAAAGAAAATAAAAAGACCCATGACAGTGGGTCCTTTTCAAAAAACAAGTTGCTATAAGTATACCACGGAAAGTAGGGAAATAGTACATGGATTTAAATGAATATCAAGTGCTATTACCTGATAAGTTCTGGGACTTAGCAGAGAGCAAAGATGAATTAAAAATAATGATTGAGCAATACTTCAGTGTTGGTTACCCGCATTATGAGATTCAACGAATTATCAATAGCGGGCAAACGCATATTGCAATTTGTATTCGGAGGTAAATACATGGCAACGTTTCGAGTTAATAAAAGTAAAAATTATACAACCATTAATAATACAGGTCTTCGAGACGAGCGCTTAAGTTGGAAAGCGAAAGGAATATTGGCTTATATTTTATCATTGCCGGATGATTGGGTATTTTACATGGAAGAAATAGCGACACATGCGAAGGATAAAATTAGTAGCTTATATTCAGGTATGAAGGAGCTTAAAAAATATGGTTATGTAAAAAGGTTCCCTATAAAAGATGAAAAAGGAAAAATTATTAAATGGGAAACAATCGTTTATGAAGTGCCACAAGAGGAAAACCCACATGTAGAAATTCCACAAATGGACATTCCACATGTGGAGAATCCACATATAGAAAATCAAGCACTACTAAGTACTAATAATTTACTAAGTACTAATAAACAAAATACTAATATACAAAGTAGTAGTAGCATCTTCTCTTTTTACGAAAATAATTTCGGTATTTTAAATTCATTCATAGCCGAAAGTATTTCGCAATGGGTAAACGATACAAGCGAAGAACTTGTACAAGCAGCTATGGAACGTGCTTTGAAACAGCAGAAGAAATGGAATTATGCTGAGGGGATTTTAAAACAGTGGGTTAATAAAAACATCCGTACTTTAGCTGATGTTAATGCAGCAGAAATAGAGTTTAAAAACAAAAGTAAAAAAGGAGCGAATAGAAATGGCAACACCAATGAAAAAACTGGCAGAATCCCTGGAATCGAAGGTGAATTACCATTCTGATCAATGTATGAATCACTCTTATGAAATAGGTGGACAAAAAATCATTAAACCGGTTCAAATGATCGAATACAAAGGACAAGTTGTTTGCCCTAGATGCGTAGTTGAACAAAACAATAAAGTTTTAGAAGAACAGGCTAATGCTCACTATAAAAAAATTAATCGTTTGCAGAAATTTAACATGCTGGAAAAGGCTAGTGTTATTACAAATAAGAAAATTCCTCTTTCAAGATTAGCGGATTACAGGGTTGGTTGTGATGAAACGATTAGTCACAAGAAAGCTGTAGAAGAAACTTTGGCGGATTTAAAGCGCGGAGAAATTAGAAAAGTTGTATTCACAGGAAATCAAGGGACGGCAAAGAGCTTCTTAGCTTACAGCATGCTTCATGAATTAAACCAATATTTCTGGGATATCAGTCAGGAAGAAGAAAACTATCACCTTATGAAAAGTTGCTTATATGTGGAATTAGAAGCAATAACAAGAATGATTATGGATTCTTTCGATGATAAGAGTAGCAAATATACACTTCAATACTTTGTTCAATTAATTGGACAAGCTGATTTTGTAGTATTGGATGATCTTGGGGCGGAAAGTGGGTCAACGGATTCGAATAGACAAGCTTCAGATTTCATCCAACGTCTTTTATATGCGGTATCAAATGCTAGACAAGGAATGAGTACATTTACTACAACAAACTTTACTGGAAAACAACTTTTTAATAAATATGATGCTAAAACCGTTAGTCGCTTATTAGGTGATTCAAAGGTTTTGAAATTCACAACAGCGGATCAAAGACTTGCAAATTTAGGTTTCTAATAAGGAGGAATACTCATGTGTGCATCATGCCGTAATACAGGAATTATTCGTAAAGAAACTTATCCAGGTGTAACTCTAACGGAAGGTTGTAATTGTGTAGTAGCAAGGCAACAGCAACAAGAAAATGATAAGCGTTGGAAAGCGTACTTAATTAAATTTGAGTCAATGAAACAAGAGTTACAACGTAATCAACAACAAAAAGTTAGCTAACAAGAAAAAGGGGGATTTCAGTCGTATGAAGCCTACGAAAGTTGAAATCGATGTTAATGATAATAAAATTTACGTGGTCAAAAATGGTGAAGTTACTCCGCTGAATCCTCCAGCAACAGGATTTGGTGAACAAATCATTACGTGGCAAAGTGGGAAGGTTGATCGCGTATCAACTACGTATACGGAAAAAATCAAATAACTGGAGATGCGATTATGAAGCAATTATCGATTGATGATGTAATAGGGAGTTTTTGCTACAACGCCATAAGCACCAGTGAAAAGTTTTTAAATCCAAGTTTTGAAGTGCATTTTTACGATAAAGAAGAACGACAAAAAATGGATTGTTTTGATGCTAGGAGTGAAGCTGAAGCTTGGAATGCAGCGTTAGAAGAGCATGGTAAGGCAATTCAGAAGATTAGGATAACTCATTCGAATCGTACTAGGACGCAATTTTTGGCACTTGATTAGGAGGGAGAATGATGGCGGCTTTAAATCGCTGGTTAACCGATGAAGAATATGCAAGAGCTTTATCTAATGGAATTAGTAGAAAGACGCTACATTATCGTGTATATGAAGCGGAATGGGATTTAGAAGAAGCACTAACAGCACCGCCAGGAAGCGTAAGACATAACAAGTTTGAGGGAGTGCACACGAAATGGCGTAGAGTCGCTGAGGCGAATGGCATAAACGCAGCTACATTTTACAGTAGATTAAATAGCTGTTGGGGATATCAAGAGGCCTCTACGAAACCGCTATAAAAAGAAAAGGTTTGGGAAAAGTGTGGTTAGAAAGAGCTAAGCCCAATGGAATTGGCTATAGCACGTTTATGACAAGAGTAATCACTAGAAAGTGGGATATAGAAAAGGCTGTAACAACACCAGTAATTAGGACTGGAAAAAATGCCTCAGTACGATTCGAGAAATTGATTGTAAGGAACTGAAGAAATTTAAAAAAGGGGCTGGAGATAATGAATGAAGCAATTAAGGAATATATAAATCATTTGCAACAATCAGCGCTAGAAAACAGAAAGGAATCGGATAAAGCGTATGATGCTGGAGATTTAGGTTTATCAGGTTACTATCGTGGTCAATGGATTGCGAATGAGGGAACTGCAATTGCATTAGAGACTATCTTAAATCAGCATAGAGAAAAAATGTAGGTACGGATCTATTAAAGTAAGACCAAATTTGAATTTTGTACAGAAATGAGGAATGGGAATGAGAACAATGAAGCCACGTAGATTTGAGTATTTAATTTCTTACACTAATCATCTCAGAAATGGATTTTCCGAAGGGACGTATTTATTTGTTAGCCGTTCGAAACTAAATAGCAAAAAAGACGTTTTAGACTTAATGGAAATATTGAAAGAAGCAAGTGGCGCTCATACGGTTACTATAAATAACATTCAATTGTTAAGAGAAAAACGAGCGTTATAAAACTAAACAAAAGCGTTATTTTAATCGAAAAGACCTGCGGTAGTATGTCAACTGAAAAATAATATCTTTTGAAGTTATCAAAGGACAAATTGCTTAAAAAAGACATCACGAAACTAGACCAGCACTTTATGTAAAATACTGGAATTGATTGAAAGGTAGCGATGACAGGTTTTATGTCACACTTTCACACACCTTTCAGGCGTAAAGAGTTGGTGATTACGTAGTAGCGCATCCACCAATCGCACAAATTTTCTTGCGGTTAGAACGAGTGCACGTTTGTGTTGATGTTTCGGTACTTCCTTATACTTTTTTGCGTAATATTCTTGGTATTCCAATACATGCTTCCTTACAGAGTTGGCGGCTTCAACTAAGTAATAACGCAAGTAGTGATTCCCATTACGCGATAATGAAGTGTTTTCTGCAGTGAACCGGCCAGACTGGTATGTACACCAATATAATCCGGCATACTTTGCGATTTTGGTTTCATCGTCAAATCTTTCGATTTGGCCAATTTCAGCGATAATACCAGCGGCATATATAGGTCCGATTCCGGGAATGGATTCTAATGTTTGAGTTAATCCAGCCATGATCCGCTTAATAGATTTTTCTAGTTCTTTAATTTGTTTTTGATAGGTACGAATGATTTCGATTGATGTTCCTAAAAGAATATCGATTGAGTCTTCTACCACCTTATCTAAACGGTACGACTTGCGAACAGCCTTTTGAATGGTTGATGCGACACATTTCGGGTCACCAAATCGGTTTTTACTCTTTTCCTGTAGGAACTCAGCGAGTTCCTCTAAAGGCATGTCAGCTAGTTCTTCTAGACTGAATTTTTCAAGGAACAATTCCATCATGGCGTTACCAAATATAGAAGAATCGACTTCTTGTGAGAACGTATTACATTTATAACTTAGGTGTTGTAGAAAATGTTGTTTCTCCTTTGTCAACATTCTAACGAGTTGATAACGAGCTCTTGTTAATTGTTGTAATGCCACGTATTGACTTTCTTTCACGATGGACATTTTATTTCGCCCAAACCGTAAGTAATCAGCTATGACAAAGGCATCAATTTCGTCAGTTTTATTCATGTCTGAATAACTTTTCTTGAAGTTTGCGACTTGTTTTGGATTTAGAAGAAATACCTTTGTGCCAAATTTTTTTAAGTCTTCGTCATGGTGGAGAAACATAGATGGGTGAAAACTGTAAACAGATGTAGATTCTAAGCCGATTTTTAAAGTTTCAACCTCTTGATTGGTTGTACACTGTAATAATCGTTCTTTAAGCACCTGTGCACCTGGTAAGTCATTACTAACTGAAAAAGAATCTAGCTTTTCTCCTTCACCATTTAAAAAGCAAACTTTCATATCAAACGAACTTACATCTAGACCAACAAATAATCTCACGTAAGAGACCTCCTTTCGATTTAGAATCATTGCTTGGACGTCTCGAGATATCTCTAGTGTCTACGCCGACCAACAACCTCGTGTATAAGAGCTAGTCCTGAATCGAAAGCCGCCCTAGAGCTACTAACATCTAGGTTCGAGGGTCAGGCTGCTCAGCCTGCGAGTAGGGAGCCCCGCGCGTTCACTGAGAAACACTCTTTTCGTGTGGTAAATCCACAGGGGAATACAGAATTGTCCCAAATGATCCTAAGACCATTATCTAGAAATATCTTGAGACGTCCAAGTATTTTCTTTATTAATGGACTCTTATTAGAGAGAAAAACTATGCCTGAGATAGGGCTTAAATATTAATATACGAGGGGAATGAAAGATGAAAAAATATACAGGCTTTGAAGCAATTGAGCGAATGAAAACAAATGTAATCGATGATGGTAAATCTCTTTATAGATACAACATGGAATTAAATTTAGTTGAATTTAGTATGAAAGAACCTAATAAAATACCATGGCAGAATGTGTACATTGATATTTCGTTCTTCTTTAGAAAAGAATTTGTAGATTATGTGGAACCGTTAAAAGTGGGGGATTGGATTTATTTAAAACAAAGCAACGGAAATAATCTGGTTGGAAAAATAAAAAGATTCCATGAAATATATAAAAATACTGTTATAACCGATGCATCTGAATGTGCTATTGGCACTGAGGTAATTAGAAAAGCTACATCTGAAGAGATTGAGAAGGAAAAGCGTCGTAGAGTATTCGAAAAAGCCGGGCGTACTATTGATGAATTTAAAGAAGGTGACGTTGTAACGCCATTAGATAATGATAAAGCTTTATTACTTGTAGAACATTATAGTAATCAAAAAAATGCAGTTAAAATAGGTGGAACTTATTATAATGCTTCAGATGTAAACCCGGCTTATTTTGCAGAAAGTAAAGTTTGCTAGAAAACTAAACAAAATAGTTATTTGGTTAGAAGGGAGGGAGTATATTGCCAGTTGCTAATAAAATCTTATTTTCACTAGTGTTGTTATTTCTGTATGTAGGGAGCGTACTTGCTAGCCGTAAAATCATGAAATGGGTAATGAAAGAAACGAAGACTAGCCCGGACATATTTCTTTTGTTTTTAGTATTAATACCTGGAGCGAATTTAGGTGCAAGTATCTTGTTTTACTTTAACTTCTGTGTACAAAAAATAAGTGTAGATAAATTAGTTAAGAGATTCTTTGGAATGTAAGGGTAAGTTTTAATAAAAACGCTATTTTATTAGAAAAGGAGAATAGGGAAATGACATATGGTACGGGTGATATTATTCGATTCAAAGATGAAAAGATATATGGTCTTTTTGAAATTACGGGTGTTATAGAAGAAGATACTTATCAATACACAGTCACAAGTGACGAATGTGGTACAGAGTATTATGCGAAACATAAAGATTTAATCTTTGTTTGTCATAGAAGTGACCGTAAGGACTTATAAAACTAAACAAAAATTTCATTTTGTAGAAAAGGGGAATGAAAATGTCCTTATTAGGTAATTTGAAAGAAATCCAAGGGAAAGCCATCGATGAAAAAGTATTGGAATTTGCAGAGGAAATGGAATCGGCAATAACGGAAAGTGCCGCAAAGGGATATTCAGGTTATAAGTATCAAATTCGTTATGATAATCCAGATAAGCATATGATGCTTTCGGAAATTTTTATAGAAAAGTTACAAGAATTGATGGATGGTGTGAAGGTCGAATTTAAGAAAGAAGAAAAGAAGGGATTCTTTACAAACTCATCTTATTACGAACATTACATTCATTTTAATTGGAATGACTAATTTTTATAAAATAATCCTTTTAAAGCGAGGTTGGGAGAATGAAAGCTTTGAAGAAAAAGAAAAATTAGAAAAGCGATTGCTCGTCGCACAAAAGAAGTGGAGAAATATCAAGTTAACAAAGCTTGGAGAAACATCTTTGTACAAGCTGGAATTATAAAATAGCAATACTGGAGGGATGGAAAATGAATAGTAAACAGTTTTTCGGAATGTATTGGGCTCTTTACTTAATCATTATGTTTGTGACCTTTAGTCATACAAAAAGTTTCATACAAGCGGGGCTTGTTATGGTACTTGTAATTTTTATTTCAGAGGTCGATCATCGTTATGGATTTTATAAGGGAAGCAAGAAGGCTAAAAGCAAATAAATATAGTCCGGCTAGAAAACTAGAGGACACCAATTCATTAAAGCGGCAATTACAGCTGTTTTAGGAATAGGTGTCCTTTTTATTTTGAAAAGACCAACTATGAGAAGTCAAGAGGAATTTTATAAATAGGAAACTTAAAAAAGGGTGCACCAAATAACCCTAAGAGATGTAAAAAAATAAAAGTATCAAACTTCTTTTGAATATTGAGGGATTTCATACGGTTTATTGTTTTTAAGGATGGCATAAATAATGTAACACAACTTTCTAGCTACAGCTCCTATACAAACATAGTAGTGTTTTCCTTGTTTTCGTTTCTTCTCATAAAAAGCTTTCAAAACAGGGTCATGTTTATGGGCTGTAATAGCGGCTTGGAATAAGGCTCTACGTAAATGAGAAGAGCCACGCTTAGATATAGACATACCTGATGATTCAAATTGTCCAGATTGGGACACAGAGGCATCAATGCCTGCGTAAGCGACAAGCTTAGATGGTTTGTCAAAGCGGTGTATATCCCCAATTTCACTTAGTATAGTGGCACCTAAAATTGGTCCAACGCCAGGTACTGTCATGATAGGAGTATCTAAATCAATTAAAAGTTGTGACATTTCGTCTTCACATTCTTTGATTTGATCTTCGATAAAACGAATTTGCTCTATCAACATTTTTAGTTGGAAGGAAAAAGCATTTTTACAGAAGGTAACACCAAACGAATTAGAGGCTAATTCCATTAGCTTGTTAGCTGTTTTCTTCCCTAGTCGGTTACGACTGGTTTGCTCAATGATTTGTGTTAAATCATCAATAGATATCTGTTCATAGTCACTAGGAGAGGCATATTCAAGTAAGATTTGCGAAGAAGTTTTACCAAAAACATCCGAAAAGATGCTTTGGTACTCTGGGAAAGTTTGATCTAATACGACAAGAGCTTTTCGTTTTAAATCACTCATATTACTTACAAGCGCATTGCGAAAACGGCTCATTTGTTTTAGAGCGAACATTTTTTCGTCCACAAGTGGGGTTTCAACAAAACGGCCGAATCGAATGATATCGGCAATCATAGTGGCATCAATGGCGTCTGTTTTTCGCTTTCTAATTTCTGTTCCTTTTCGCCAGGCATTGGTTTGAATGGGGTTTAATACAATGACTGAAAATCCATGATCCAGTAGAAAAGAATAAACAGCTAACCAATAATGTCCGGTTGCTTCCATTCCAATCAGTATTTCTGTAGGAGACTCAATGTATTGGTAGATCTGATTTAAAAGGGTTTGTCCACCTTCTTTGTGATTCTGAAAAGGAAATGGCTTAGTAATAGGTTTTCCCGTTTGATCGATAATGGACGCATAATGTTTATGTTTAGCGATATCAATACCTAAATAGAACATAGCTTACACCCCTATTTTAATTAGTGTTAGATAGTGCTTTTCTCCCCTGAACTAATAAGCGCTACTACCTCGTAAGAGATACGAAGAATGGCTAAAAGCCATCAACATCCAACTCATTCGTAAACTACTTATTAGACAGAGGTACCGCTCTTTTTCACGAATACAAAGATTCAGGGAGATGGTCGGCAACACTCTATCTACAAATACCAGTATCTCATAAAAATAGATACCCTTGGGTTTATAGGTACATCCCGTCCCTAAAAACCTAACTTAATCATACGAGGGAGATGGGGAAATGAAGGTGCTAAGAGACCAGTTGCGTGAGTGGGAAAAACAATCGAAACAAGCAAAGAAGAAAAATAAGAAAAAACGAAAAGAGAAATTAAGCACTCGTGATATTGAAGATTTAATGGGGATTCGTGGACCACGATATGAACGCAGACGTGGAGCATTAAGACAAAAATAAAAATCACTTAGGAGGAATTAAATATGAATAAACAATTATCATTTAAAATGCCAGTTGTAGATGAAAAGGAGACAAAAAAAGCCGTAGAGGAAGTTTTTGAAGAGTATAGACGTTATTTAGCTACGATGTCACTCGACCTTTTACCAAAAGTGACGCCATCTTATTCTATTGTTCCTCCATGTGTTACTAACGAATTTAATAGTTCTACAGAGAATGTTGCAATTGAAAGAATTGAATATGAACGCACTAGAGAGAAATTCATGAGATGGATCCATAGAGCTGTGAACAGATTACCAAATACAGAAAGAAAAATTGTAATTATGTTTTACATGAATGAAGAAATGGGATATGACCCTGACATAAGAGAAGAAATCGGGATAGGGAAAACAAAGTATTATCAGTTAAAAGGAAAAGCTATATTGCGTCTTGCGTTCAGTCTTAAAAAAGAAGTATTTAAACATGATACTGAAAGTGTAGAGGGGCAAAGCGCATGAACATTGTACAACCGATTCGCGATAAAGAAATAATACAAGAAATAAAAGAATTCTATAAGAAACAGAATGAGAGGAATTACATTCTGTTTCTTCTTGGTATTAATACAGGTTTCAGAATATCGGATATCTTGCGTTTACGCGTTCGTGATGTTGAGGGATGGAATATTGTTATACGTGAAAAGAAAACAAGAAAAATCAAAGATGTGAAGATGCCTTCAGAACTGAAGAGAGCTATCAGGAATTATACAGAAGGAAAACCAAAGAATGAATATCTGATTAAGAGTAGGAACGGAAAGAATAAACCAATTACTCGTGCAATGGCTTATGTAATATTAAATCAAGCGGCAGAAGAGTTTGGATTAGAACGTATTGGGACTCATTCACTTAGAAAAACATACGGATATCATCATTACAAACAATTTAAAGATGTAGTTGCTTTACAAAAGATGTTAAATCATACAGATCAGAAAGAAACATTGAGATACATCGGAATGGAACAAGATACATTAAATGATTATCAAAGGAAGTTCAGAATATAGTTCCTTTATTTTTTTATCACTTATTGAATTAGCTTTAAACTGAAAGTGTCAAATTCATTTTTATAAAATGTGAAAGAGATTGATATATCTAAGGTTAAACGAGATAGGTGAATTTAACACAATCTAGTTTATAGCTAATTCATTTCCATAGATTAAAGAACATATTTATTCAAAACTATGCAAAAAGAAGCTGAAAAACGATGTACAAAAATACAGAAATAAAAAACGCGAACTATTCGTGAACTATCTGCGGACTATTTGCGAACGATTTACGGACACGTTTTGGTTTTTAACATGATATATTTGTATTGTGAGAAGTGGCGGAAAACACAACTCACTATGTTGTTTTTAAATTTCTAAACGGCTTCATAATGACGGCACATAAAATCCGAAACCAGCAGATGGTACTGATTGAATGTCACCGTTAATAAGGAGAGCTTTTGCTCTTCTTCCAGTTACTTAATAATGTTGACGCAGATTAATGTAGCAACATTAGGTAATTGGAAAAAGAATAAAACTTCACGTACCGCAATCGAAATATAAATTAATCATTATAAAAAGCATCCGTTGGGGTGTTTTTTAATTTTAAGGGAGGAAATAAGAATGGAAGTAAACATTAACGAGGTTATAGAAAGGTTATATGAACCAGCTAAGGAGTTTGTGATTGAAAATCAAATATCCAGAGTATCGTCATTACAACGTAAATTTAGAATTGGTTATATGACAGCCGCTAAGATCATGGATCGTCTCGAAGAAAATGGGATTGTGGGGCCTTATGCAGGAAGTCAACCAAGAAAAGTGTTAGTACAAAAATAGCATCCATTCGGGTGCTTTTTTATTTTTAAGGAGTGAGGATAGATGAAATGTAAAGGTAAGGTATTAACTGAAAATCAAGTAGGAATGCTTCAGTTTATGATTGATAACTACTATAACAAGAATATGGACATCTGTTCTTGTGATGTTACACGGTTATTAGGAAGAGAAGAAATTGTTGCGGATTTTATTACCGCTGGGACAATAGGAGAAACTTTACGTAAGGAACTAACAAAGCTTGAAAAGGCGGTTCTTATTAGTAAATTCATCGATGCAATTGGGATGGAAGAACTTGCAGGTTGTGTTGGCTTAGAGAAGTTAGACTTACTTGCTAAAGAGCTTGAAGTATTACATGGAAACACAACACCAAATGCAGAAGTTGCAGCTAATAAAAGCTCAATTAATAACCTGATTGATAGTTTTTTAGAAGAACGTTAAGGAGTGAGAATAGATGGCGAATATTCGTAGATGTTGTTTAGCTTGTGATTATCAAATTCAAACTTATCAAGCACCAAAAGAAGAATATCAAGAAATAACTGTTTGCCCAAAATGTAATGGTGCGTTTGTAGATAAGTTTAAGTTAGGGAAATACACACAAAATAGCATTCAACATAAAGAATGTGAACATAAGTATCGATTGATGGATAGTAAAACAACACAGATACAAGCTGATAACAGACAAGTGTCTATTCATATCTTGGGTAGTTTCTATTGCGAAAAATGTCTGGATATTCAATTTCGCGAAAAGATTGAGGAAGGGGAAAGATGAGATGCAATTAACTAAAATTGAAAAAGCAATTGCTATCGGTACAATCCTTCAAGCTATCGGCGAAGACAATCTAGAAGATTATGTGGAACTAGAATCATTGCGACCAGTAGTAACAGTATTAGGTAGATTAAATAAGAGAACAAAACCAAAAGAAAAGAAAGAAGCAACAATAAGCTTAATCGGTAAGTTAATGCATGAGTTATCAAAAGGAAATGATTATGAGAAGGTCGTACAGTTTAGATGCGCATCTTGCGGAAAACCAGAACAATACACTGAGAGGCAAGCTAGAACTAAGGATGGATTACGATGCAAACATTGTACAGGTCCGATGATTAATAAGTGAGGTGTAAGTTATGGAAATACATGAGCTTATTCAGTTAATAAGAGATAACAAGCTTATGAAGTTCTATAAGTCTAGAGAATGGCGTGAACTTAGGCTCAAGGCATTGAAGAGAGATAACTTTGAATGTTGTATGTGTAGAGATAAAGGGAAGTATCGTAAGGCTGATTGTGTGCATCACATTAAAGAAGTGAAAGAATATCCAAATCTTGCTTTGACACTCGATAACCTTATGTCTCTATGCAATACATGTCATAACGAAGTACATGACCGTTTAAGGGCGCAGGACAAGCTACCAGCGTTTGTTAATGAAGAGAGATGGTAAAACATGATAATAAACGATAACGGTCGTGAGTACGATACTGAGTACCTTGAGAGAGTGGCAATACTAGAACCAGAGGATAGAACAAGTGTAGAGCGAGACATCTTTAATGCTGGTGCTCGTTTTATTTATTATAGATACACACAAGTCAGAGATATTATTAATCGTAATCGATGTAATAACTTAACGATTGATAAAGTAAAACAACTTTTAGATATAGATAGAGTTCAAATGTTCTTAACAATTACTGAAGAAGAAATAAATTATATTATTTCTTTTGTTGAACGATATATACAAATTAAATAAGTCCCCCCTTAAAATAAAATCGACTTTCTTTCGGGGGAGCTTTCAACGGGAGGGGGAGAGCGGTTAAAACATTTTTGCGAATTAAAAAGTAAGAGGGGGGGTACTTGTGCGGAAACTATCAAAAAAAGCACAGATAAAGCAAGATTTATTACAACAATTGGAAAATAGCGGTTTATATGGTATGCACTACGTTGATCTTGTTGATGACTACATGACAATGTTTGATGCGAAAAATAAGTTAGCAAGAGAAATGAAAAAGAATGGACCAATGATTGAATGGCAAAATAGTGAGAGTCAAAAGGGAGTCAAAGCGAATCCAGCTACAAAAGAATTTCGTGAAACAAACAAGCGCATGACAGAATTATTAAAAGTACTTGGTTTGAAAGAACCAGTATATGAAGGTAATGATGATGATGACGACATCTAAAGATTCAACTACATATAAGTATCATCCTTACATCGACGAGTATATGCGTATGGTTGAAAATGAGGAAATACAAAGTTGTAAAGAACAAAAACAACTCATGGAGTTTCTTCGTTGGAAGTTAGACCAACCTGGTGTAGTGATTGATGCAGAAGCTATTGAAAAATCAGTAGAAAAGCCAGCCCCTTATTTTTCTTTTTCACTATTTGCTTGGCAAAGGTTCTGTAATGCCATTTTTTATGGTGTGCGTTATGATGACGGTCGTCTTATGTTTGACAGATATCTGTTACTACTTGGTCGTGGGGCAGGTAAAAACGGATATATCAGTTATGACTGTTTTTATATGCTAAGTGGACATCACGGGATTAAGAATTATGATATAGATATTGTGGCAACTTCAGAAGATCAGGCGAAAACCTCATTCGAAGATGTTTTAAATATTTTAGAAACACCCAAATTTGCAAAGAAATTAAAAAAAGTTTTTTATAAATCAAAAAAACTAATTAAACATTATAAAACTAAATCTAAATTTGAATTTAATACGTCAAATGCTCGTACAAAAGATGGTAAGCGAAGTGGAACTGTTATATTTGATGAGTTACATGAGTATGAAGATTATTCAAATATAAAAGTTTTCACATCAGGTTTAGGAAAAAAGAAAGATCCAAGGATTTTCTATATCACAACAGACGGAAATGTCCGTGGTGGAGTATTGGATGATATGAAAGACGAAGCTCAGATGGTGTTGAATAAAGAATTACCACATTCCACACTGTTTCCTTTCATATGTAAGCTTGATGATGAAGAAGAAGTCCATGACGAGTCTAAATGGGAAAAAGCAAATCCGTCATATAGATACAATGAAAATTTACAACATGAAATGCGAAAAGAATACCATGATATGAAACGTAACAGTGCATTGCGTATTGAGTTCATGACGAAAAGAATGAATTTACCTGTTGAGGATACGAGGAAAGAAGTTGCTACTTATGATGAACGATTAGCAACAAATCAACCATTCCCTGAAAATGTACAAGGGATAGAGTGTATTGGAGCAGTTGACTTCGCGCAAATACGTGACTTCTGTTCAGTTGGAATCTTATTTAAAAAAGATGGGAAACGGTATTGGAAGCAGCATACGTTCATGCATCATACAGCGCCTAAGTTGCAAGATATTAATCCGGATATCCTTCGGATTGCAATTGAAAAGGGATTGCTTACTGTTGTTTATGACAAATCAATTAGTGCGGAACATGTACGAGATTGGTTCGTAATGATGAATAAAGAATACCGAATAAAAAAAGTTAGCATGGATTTATATCGTTCAGCTATTTTAAAAGAATCGCTTGAAGAGGCTGGTTTTGAAATTGAAATTGTTCGTCGTGGTCCAGCGACGCATAGTAAGCTTGCTCCACTTGTAGAAGAGGTTTTTATCAAGCATACTATTATTTTTGGTGATGATCCATTAATGCGTTGGTATGTGGGAAATGTCTATAAAGAAGAAAAAATGAATGGCAATATTGAATATAAAAAGGTTGACAAAGAGAAGCGAAAAACAGATGGATTTTTCGCCTTTTTACATGCGCTTAATTGTGATAGTGAGTTAAAAGAGTCAAATACTTTAACAAAAGAAAATGTTAGAAAGATATTTAAATCATTTAGTGTATAAAAGGTGGTGAGAATGTGGGATTAAGAGATTGGGTAAGAGGTTTTTTTGGAAGTAGGAAGACCATGACTCTAGATTCATGTTTTTATGAGTTAGGAATTGACTATTTCTATAAAAAGCTTGCTGTAGAAAGTTGTATTGATTTAATTGCAAATGCTTTAACAAGGTGTGAATTTCAAACCTTTGAAAAAGGGAAAGAAAAACGTGGTGAAAATCACTATTTATTAAATGTACAACCAAATCAAAATCAAAATGCATCGGAATTTATGCATAGTTTGGTAAATCATTTAATCATGGAAAATGAATGTGTAGTTATTATGCAAAATGAGCAATTGTACATTGCAGATTCCTTTAATGTTAATAAGTTTGCATTAAAAGAAAATATATACAATGACATAACTGTTGATGAGTTTACTTTTGAAAAATCATTTAATGAATCAGAAGTGTTACACTTTAAACTCAACGATCGTAATATTATGCAAATTATAGATGGAATGTATAGTAGTTTTGGGAAATTGCTCGCATCTTCAATTGATTACTATAAAAGAAAGAATAATAAACGTTTGTTAATCAAAGGTGATTTTTTAAGGTCGCAAGATCCAGAAACGCAGGCAGCAATCAATGAAATGTTCGAGGGGCAGTTAAAAAATTGGTTTAATGCTGATAAAGTGGGTTCAGCTTTTCAATTACAAGATGGTTATGTTTTTGAAGATATGAGCGATAGTAAAAATGGTGTATCAAATAATAGCACAAGTCGTGATATTAGCGATTTGATCAATGACATATTTAACTATGTAGCAGTTGCTTTTCATGTTCCTATAGGGATTTTAAAAGGTGATGTAGCGGACATTGAAAAACAATTGGATTCGTTCTTAGCTTTTTGTATTAATCCAATTGCTGAATTGATTCAAGATGAATTTAACCGGAAGATGTACAGTAAAAAAGAATATATAGACCGCACATATTTAAAGATTGATACAACAAAAATTAAGGTTGTTGATATTACGAAACTAGCAACAGCATTAGATAAGCTCTTTGCAATCGGTGGTTTATCTATTAATGACATTTTAATTATTCTTGGTAGAGAGCCGATTGAAGAAAAATGGGCAAACAAGCGCTTTGTTACAAAGAATTATCAAGAAGCTGATTCTTTGGAGGGAGATAATATGAAGTGACCCCCTAGATTATCAAGTCAGGGATTTTAACCCATAATAATGAGTGAAAACAAACATTATAAATGGGTTTATACCCTATGATAATAGGAGGCCACTATGGAAAATATAATCTATATTGGGATGGATGTCCACAAGGAAAGCTTTAGTTTATGTGCATTACACGGAACAACTGGGGAAATTGTAAGAGAAGCACGATGTGCTTCAAATGTATCTCTCGTAAAAAAATTCGTTGAGAAACTGAAAATAAAATATGGTGAAGATATAAAAATTAAAGCTGGATATGAGGCTGGTTGTTTAGGATATTCACTTCATAATCTTCTGGAACAAAACGGGATTGATTGTGATATTTTAGCTCCAACAACAATGTATAGTTCATCTAAAAACAAAATGGTGAAAAATGATAAATTCGATGCCAAAATGATCGCTCTTAATTTAGCTAATGGTACTTATAAAGAAGTATATGTTCCAGAAGAAGAGGATGTTGCCGTGAAAGAGTATATCCGCATGTTAGGTGATTTTAAAACATCATTGAAGAAGATGAAACAACAGATAAAAGCATTCCTTTTAAGGCATGGCTATGTGTATGAAGGGAAATCAAGCTGGACAATCGCTTATATGAAATGGTTAAAGAATCTTGATCTACAAGGATTATTCAAAGAAACGTTAGACGAATATCTATTACAGTATGATGTTCTAGTTGACAAAATTGAGCGATTCAGTCTGAGATTAGAAAAATTATCTCATAGTGAAAGATATGAAGAACCAGTCGCAAAGTTAAGATGCTTAAAAGGTATAGACACAACATCGGCAATGACTGTTCATGTGGAAATTGCAGACTTCACTCGTTTTCCCACGGCTAAAGCATTTATGGCTTATGTAGGATTGACACCAAGCGAAAGCTCAAGTGGAGAGAAAATCAGTCGAAATTCGATTACAAAACAAGGCAATTCGACCGTTAGGTCTACGCTTGTAGAATGTGCAAATGCGTTGGTAAAAGGAACAATCGGATTAAAATCGAAACGAGTGAAAGCGAGACAAAAAGGGCAACGAAGCGAAGTGATTGTTTATGCGGATCAGGCTGTAGAAAGGTTACAAAGAAAATATCATCGAATGATATATCAAGGGAAACCTAGAAATGTAGCCGTTACAGCTATCGCAAGAGAACTGGGGTGTTTTATATGGGGATTAGAAACAGGTAAAATTCACCGAAAATAAAGAAGAAGGGATATGAAGTTGATTGATTCATAGTTAGAGACCAAAGGTATCAATTGATGGCATAGATGAGCTTCAGAGATAGTGAATTCCAGGTCTGGCTATCTATGACTCACCTCTTCTGGCACAGTTGAAATTCTGATAAACAAGCTATTTATTAGAATGTGAAAAGATGTGATCCACGCAGGGAGATTATAAGAGCCTAACGACGGACCATTAACCTGAGGTAACCAATCCACGAATAACAGAGTGGTTAACTGTCGATAGATCTTATTTCTGAAGCTTTTGTATGCCATTAAAAAATTATGGGTGAAAAACTATTGACAAAGGTCACTTCATAACAGGTGAAAAGAATGAGATGTTATAAAAATGAACAGTATAATCATTTAGTTAATGTTCAACATGCCTTTAAGGCAGAAGCAAAAGCTGATTCACTGGACATAACAATTTATGGTGATATTGGTGAGTCATGGTGGAGTGATTCTACATCAGCGGTTGATATTGAAAAAACATTAAAAGCTACTTCGGCAAATGTTATTAATATCAATCTGAATAGTCCTGGTGGGGATGTATTTGATGGGATTGCGATTTATAACCAACTTAAAAACCATCCGGCAAAAATCATTATTAACGTAGATGGACTAGCAGCAAGTGCCGCATCTATTATTGCGATGGCAGCAGACGAATTAATTATGAATACAGGTTCTATGTTAATGATTCATGAAGCTTCTACATGGACGTGGGGGACAAAATTAGATATTCGTAAGACATTGAATGCTCTTGAGGGAATTGACAAATCACTTGCGGATATTTATATGACTCGTTATCAAGGAGAACGTTCAGAAATTGAGACAATGATTGCGAATGAAACATGGTTTACAGCCAATGAGGCTGTGGAAATCGGATTGGCTCATAAAGTAAATGAACAGGTAGAAGATGACGATGTTGTGGTAGATCCAGAGGAATTTAAAAATAATGTACTTCAGAAATTCCGAAATAAAAATAAACAGCAGAATGAACCAGTGGTAGCGAGTACAAATTCAAATTTATTAAGTAAATTCAAGCGCGCGTAAAGTAGTGCTTTTTTTATTGAAAAAAATCAGGAGGTAATAAAATGACGATTAAAAATTTAGATCGAAGTGTAATTGAAAATAAGGAATCGCAAATCACTAATGTAAAAGAAGCGCTTGAAAATGGTGATGCGCAAGCTGTCGCTGAACGTATCGTAACAAACATGGAAGGAAACATGCAGCATATTCAAGACATGATGAAAGATATTATTAATGAAGCGCAACAAGCAAAAGACGAGAAGTGGGATGCTCAAGTATTAGCCGCTCGTGGTGTGCGTGCTTTAACAAATGAAGAACAGAAATTTTACAATGCCGCTATTGAGGTGCAGTCATTTGATGAAGTAACAAAATTAATGCCACCAACTATTTTTGAACGAGTTTTTGAAGATCTTGAAAAAGAGCATCCATTATTATCTTTAATTAATTTCCAAACAACTGGAGCTACTACACAATGGGTACTACGTAAAGAGGGTGCAAGTGTAGTATTTTGGGGAGATGTGTGTGATAACATCAAGGAAATGACAGACGAAGGATTCTATACAGTAGATCAAGGAATGTTTAAACTAAGCGGATTCCTAGTTGTATGTAAAGCAATGTTTGAATTAGGTCCAAGCTGGTTAGATAAATATGTTCGTACATTTATGAAAGAAGTTGTAGCAGAAGAATTAGAAAATGTTGTTGTTAGCGGAACAGGGAAGAAACAACCAATTGGTATGATTAAAGATCTAAAAGGTGCTGTAACAGATGGTATTTATCCAGACAAAGAACCTGTTGTATTAAATGATTTTAGCCCAAAAACAATTGGTAAAGAGATTTTAGCACCAACAACTAAAAAGGGGACACGTCGCTATACTGGCGTCACTTTAATCGTGAATCCGTTAGACTATGCAACGAAATTTTTCCCGATTGGTGCAAAACGTAAAGATGATGGTACTTGGACTTATGATAATTTTGGCGTTCCAGGATTAACGATGGTTCAATCACCAGCGGTGCCATTAAATAGAATGATTTCTGGAAAACCTAAAGATTACTTTATGGGTGTTGGTAGTGAGCAGAAATTAGAATCAACCGATGTTCTTCGAATGGTTGAAGACCAACGTTTATACCTTATTCGTCAACTTGCAAATGGTCGCCCACTGGATCACGATTCATTCACAGTATTTGACATTACAGCACTTGAGCCAAAAGAAGGAACGCCAACGCCTTAAAAGGAGTGAATAATATGTACCCAGTATTAAATGATTTTATTGAAAAAGAGCATGATGATATTACTTATAAAAAGGGCGAGCAATATCCAAAGGCTGGATTTAAGTCTAACGATAAACGTGTGAAATATTTGCAATCAACCGAAAACCCATATCAAACTGTTTTCTTAGGTTCTAAACTTGAAAAAGCAAAAAAGGCAAGTAAGTCTACGGAAAAACAGTCAGATCAAGAAGAGAAGTAGGTGGTTCACTTGGAAGACAATCTTCTTGCTGAATTAAAAGATGTTCTTAAAATAACATGGACCGAAGAAGATGCTCATTTAAATAGTATTTTAGATAAAGGAAAGGCGTATTTGTTTAGATTAACGAATGCGTCTTTTGATTTTTCAAAAGAGTTAACACCGAAAGATTTGCTATTAGAACGGTGTCGGTATGTCTATAACAATGCAGGTGATGAGTTTGAAAAAAATTATAAAAATGAATTATCCAGACTTATTTTAGATGCAGCTTTAGGAAAAGTTGGTGTAATCAATGGCTCTAAAAGCGTATAGAGAAACGATTAACGATGGATTTTTACAATATGGATATAAGAAAACAAAACGTTCTGAGGGTGGAAAGAATGTTGGAGGAGTCTTTCATCCAGAAGGAAAGCTTGCTTATAAAGAAATGTCTGCTCGTGATAGCGACTATCAAATGGTTGGAGTTTTAACAACAGGATTAGATTTAAAAGTAAAAACCTTATATCCACCTTCTTTTAAAAAGATTAACAAAAATAAATTAAAGGTAGAAATTGATGAAGTTGAATATGACGTAATCAAAGTTGACCCAGATTCAACAAAGAAATATCTTTATTTTTATTTACAGCAGGTGGTGAAAACTGGTGAACGAAAAGCCGAAGAAATTAATGAAGGAACAACGGCTAGGGATTAAAACTAAATTAGATGACTATTTCAAATTGTTAGTAGTTGAGGATGAATTAGCAGAAGACGAAGAAGAAGAGATGGCTCAAGAAGGCTATAACTGTTTTCTAATTGAATATGGTGAATTCCAACCTTCGTCAAATGAACGTACCATTTCTCAAAATGTGTATATTACTTATTTATCCGAAAAACAAGATGATTTAGAAGAACAAATTATTGATATTATTTCATTAATTAGTGGTGTGAAAAGATTATTATTTGTTTCTTCTAAAAGTGATCGTTTCCAAATGAAAGATACAGATCGTTATATTGACCGTGTTGTTTTTACGTTTAAGAGGGTGATTCCACTTGAGTGCATTTGAGCTTGATTATGAAGCCGTAGAAAAGCTTGAAGAAAAAATGCGGGTATTACCAAATAAAATGGAACCCACAATCAATACCATTCTTCATACGGATGGTATACGAATTGCAATAGAAGAGATTACAAAGCTGATTCCGGTATCTCGTTCTAAATGGAGTGTTCGAAATAAGACACATGCCAAAGATAGCAACTGGTCAAAAAGCGAAAAGATGAATTTAGGTTTTAGGATATTGGCCCGTGGTGGAGCAGCTAATAAAAAAGGATCGTTTGGTTATCTAGTCTTCCCGAATGAAGGAAGAGGTTCACATAACCCCTTAGAACAACGATTTGCGGAGCGTGGGATTGTAAACGCTAGACCAAGAATTTTAGGAGAGCTACACAAAGGTGTAGATAAAGTATTGGAGGAGGAATTTTAAATGGTTAAAGTAATTGAAGAATTTGATTCCGTGTCGATTGCAAATGCAAGTATTCAATTTAAAAAGAAAGGAACGCAAGAGCCAGGAACGAAATTCGGGTGTGTTGGAACGATTGAAGGAGAACCAGAAATTAAGGAAATTAAAAAATTATGTGGTGGAACAACTGTTAAAAAGAAATCAAAAACTACTGAACTTAAGATAACTGTTTCGGCGCACATCCCTGTTAAAGTAGCAAGGGATTATTTTGGTTTTGATACAACAGGGTTAAAGCCAGGTGTTTGGGCGTACGGTAGTGAATCTAAAGGATATGATTTTGTATTTACAGCCGATGTTGTAGATGAATTTGAAGATTTAGTAAAGCTTATTGCGTTCCCAAATTGCTCAAATAATACAGGGTTTAAATTTTCAATTGCAAATGGTGAAGAGGAACTAGCGATGATGGAATTAGAATTTACAGCCCTGCCGGATGATTTAAATAAATTCTATTATGAAGCGTTTGTGGATGAATTAGCAGATGCGACAGTCGCGCAAAAATGGCATACACAATTTAATTCAGCTCTTGTTCAAGGGACAACGCCAGCACCTTAAAAAGCCCTAATTTCATACAGGGCTTTTTCTTTTGGATTTAAATAAGAGAAAAATGAAAGTGAGGAACTAACAGATGAAAGTTCAAAAAATAACATTAAAAGAAGTAGAATTTATAGAAGTAGACGGGGAGTATGAACAGCGTTTTATTAACCAAAAGAATTATCCAGCATATTTAACAAACTATGCATTAAAAAAGGGGCAAGAAGAAGGACTTATTCACAGTTCAATTATTGCTGATATTGTAAAATTTCAAGCGTTAGATGGATTAAGAAATGATGGTAATAAAGATTTATCAGCTTTAGAACAAATCGATCAAACAAGTATTCATAAAGTGATTTATATGGCGTTTAAAGGCGCAAACCCAAAAGAGAAGTTAACATTTGATGATTTCTTACAGAAGTATCATGATTCATTAGCAGAATCTATGGAACTATATACGAAGCTTGTTGTTGATGTAATTAGTCAAGATCCAAATCAATTTGCCGCAGCACTGAAAAAAAGTACAAATAGCGGCGGTAACGGTGAAAAAAAGTAAAAAATCCAGACATTAAAATTGAATGTGTGGAAGATAAATACGTCTTGTATTGTCTAGTCTCTGGAATAGATCCAGAGACTTTTTGGCATGAGCCAATTTCGTCTGTTGAGCGTATTTACGCAGGGATTACAGCGTTTGAAGCATGGCGTAACAATCCCAAGTAAAGGTAGGTGAGAAAATGGCCAGAAATAATTCGGAAGTTGAAGTTATATTTAAAGCGCAAAATAAAGATTTTAATGATGCTATGAAGGGCATGAATCAAGAAACTAAAAAACTTCGTCAAGAAATGAAATTACAAGAAGAGCAGATGAAGTTAAATGCTACTGATTCGGAAAAACTCCAAGCAAAACTTCAAAATCTTTCTCAACAGTATGCAGTTGCACAAAGGGCCACGCAAGCAACGGCTGAACATTTACAACGTGCTAAAGAATTGTACGGAGAAAATTCTACTGTTGTAGCAAAACTAGAGTCAAAATTACGAAGTCAACAAATAACAGAACAACAGTTGGCGAATAGTATTAAACAAACTTCTGAAAGCTTAAAACAGGCGAGAGATGCTGAACAGGAAAGAACAAGTGAAACAGCTAAAGCGGCTCAAAAACTAAAAGAGCTAAAAGGGCAGGAAGAGCAGTTGCAATCTTCTCTTTCTAAGTTGAATGCTCAATACGAATTACAAAAAGCAACGCTTGGTGAGAATGCTTCAGAAGTAGAGAAGTTACGTTTAAAAATAGATAACCTTGGAGAGCAACATACTGTTGCAGCTAGTAAAGTACAAAACTATCAAAAACAGTTAGATCAAGCCAAACAGAAGTATGGCGAAAATGCTAGTGAAATCCAAAGATATGAAACGCAGCTGATACAAGCTCGTACAGCAGAACAGCAGTTGCAAAATCAATTAAGTGCGACGAATAGAAGTTTGCAGGAACAAGAAAACGCAACGAAACAATTAAAGACATTCTTTGATGCGACTGAAACGAGTGTAGACCACTTTGCAAATGCATTAGGGAATAACCTTACAAACGCAATGCGAAACGGTACAGCGACAGCCAGGCAGTTAGAACAAGCGATTCAAATCATTGGTCGTGAAGCATTAGGTTCAGAAGCAGATATTGAGAAATTACAGCGCTCTCTTCGTTCTATAGATGATGGGAACTCATTACAACAAGTTCGAAATGACTTGAGAGACATTTCACGAGAAGCAGAAAGAGCATCGCACAGTTTTAAAGAATTAGATATCGGTTTAGAAAATATTCTTGGTGGATTAATGGCTGGTGGTGGTATTTCAGGAGCCATTGAGCAAGCGCTTGATACTTCTAAATTAAAAACAAAAATTGACGTTTCTTTTGAAGTTCCAGCATCCTCTAAAAAATCGGTAGAAGAAGCGGTTCGTGGTGTAGAAGCCTATGGTGTTGATGTAGAGGAAGCACTGGAGGGTACACGTAGACAATGGGCGTTAAATCAAACTGTCAGTGATAAAGCTAATGCTTCCATTGTAAAAGGAGCAGGAGCCATTACAAGTGCTTATGCAGGTATAGATTTTACTGAGTTAATTCAAGAAGCAAATGAAATTGGTAATGAATTAGGAATAACTAGTGACACGGCTTTAGGGTTAACGAATCGTCTGTTGAAAATCGGTTTTCCTCCTGAGCAATTGGACATTATTGCTGAATATGGTGGTCAGTTAACACGAGCTGGTTACAATGCTGAAGAAGTACAAGCGATTATGGAAGCCGGTGTTGATACAGGTACCTGGAATATTGATAATCTCTTAGATGGACTAAAAGAAGGCCGTATTAAAGCGGCTGAATTTGGTCAAGGTGTCGACAAATCAATGAAAGAAGCTCTTGAAGGCACTAAAATTTCGGCTGATCAGTTAGAAAAGTGGGGGCAATCTGTCGCTAAAGGCGGTAAAGAAGGTTCGGTAGCGATGACAGAGATTGCGAAAGCTTTGGCTAGTATTGAAGATGAAACAAAACGAAATGAAATCGGCGTTAAACTTTTCGGTAGATGATAAATTGTGCCGAAGTAAAATCGCGGTATAAAGCAAAGAGGGTGCGAATCCTGATTTGAACCGAAGGCTATACAAAGTATAGTCAGGGGCAGAGCATAGAGGGTGAAAAGATATAATCCTTCCACGAGACCGCGACACTTATTAGTGAAAACGTATGCCGAACTTACAGGAAATGAACTGTAAGAAGTAGAGGATAAAAAGCCTTTACGATAACAAAATGACGATGTATGAAGACCAAGGACAAAATATTACGAATACACTTATTGGTGCCCAAGATAAAGTTATAGATTTAAACAAAAATCAAGAACAACTAAATGAAATGATCAAGAAAATGGATGCCAGCCCGGCAGTAAAGTTCCAAAAAGCTATGAATGATTTGAAAATGGCACTTGAACCTGTTTTGGGAGTTATTGCTGATGTAATTAGTGCTTTTGCGAGCTTTGTTTCAGAACATCCAGCATTATCGGCAGCTATAACAACAATTGTAATTGCACTTGGGATTCTTGTTGGAGCATGTATGGCGTTAGCCCCAGTATTTGTCACCTTATCCAGTATAGCTGGTATATTGGGTGTGAGTATTGGGGCTGTTGCTGGTCCAGTTACATTAGTAGCAGGTGGAGTCATAGCCGCAACGGCAGCTATTGCTGGATTGATTATTTGGATGCGGAATTTATGGCAAACCAATGAAGGGTTCAAAAATAGCATTACGCATGTAATTGAAAGCGTTCAAAACTTTGGACACGCATTATCTTCATTAGGTAAATATCTATTCTATACGGCTGTTGATGGAGATTATTTAAATGATTGGATTACTCATTTGCCAAAAGGATTTCAAGATGCGGCTGAAATGATAGGATTGGCAGTCAGTAAGATACGCGAAGCGTGCCTTCATCTTTTTGATGCAGTAAAAGCCGCTTTTTCAGGAGATTTTAGCCAGATAGGTGAAATCTTTAAGATGATCGGTCCTAGTATAGCGGGAGCAATTATCGGAGGACTTCCAGGTGTTCTTGTATCTGTATCTCGTTATTTACCAGCCATTGCGGAGTATTTGAATGCAAACTCAGGAATTATTCTTGAAACTATCACAAATATTTTTACCAACATAGCCAATTTTGTAACAACAGTATTACCACAATTTCTTGAAGCGGGATCACAAATGATTTCAAATCTTGTGAATGGTTTGGTTGTAGCGGCTCCAATTATGCTTGAAGCTATTGTTGGGATTATAAATACAATTTCACAGATGATTGCTACCTATCTCCCTATGATTGTTCAAATGGGAATACAAATCATTCAAACTTTAATTTCTGGAATTGTACAAGTCTTACCTACTCTGATAGAAACAGGACTTCAATTGATTCTAACTTTAATAAACGGAATTATGCAGATGCTTCCACAGTTAATCCAAATAGCTGTAACAATTATTCAAACTATTATTAATGGAATTATGTCATTTTGTAACTACTCAGCTTAATTAGGAAAAAGGGCATACCAAATACATGTTTTCATTCGAAAACATAAAAAAGAAAAGACTCCAATAAGAGAAAGAATCTAAATCAAACAGAGAATTTCTCTTATGAAGTTGTGCGATTCCAAGGAACCGTTCCGGTTTCTATAACTTGTCCTATCGCTTGTAAGACAGATTGTTTTTGTTTTTTCATGGTACTCATAAAGCTTCGTATCTGGCAAAAAGATTCTGCGCCTTTCTTACTTCGGAAAGTCCCAGACACTTTCTGTTTGACTTTCGTCATTCGAATATCCCGTTCCGCTTGATTATTATCAAATGGAATGTCTGGATGTTCTAAGAATGCTAGAATTCTGTCAGCATATTTGACGAAGCGATTCCATAAATTTTGAGCAGGCGTCTGCTTTCTTTTCTTTTTTACTTCTACAGAAAGGACTGGTTGTTCTTTTAATATGGATTGATAGACGGAAAACAGATTCTGTTGCTCCGCTTTTGGCAGAAGTCCTTTATATTGCTTTTTCAGCGTTAAGGCTTGTGTTAGAAATTTCTGCATCTGTTGCGCCCATTTTTCTCCTGTACTATCTATAATTCCTTGCAAATCTCGTAAGAGATGGACATTACATAACACATGACGACAATCTGTATACGCGTCATATGATTTCCAGCCATCATGCATCGCGATTCCAGAAAAAGACGGCAAGATTTCTCCCGCATCCATTGCTTCTTTTCCTCGTTTTTGATGAATATGTTGCAATGTCACCTCCGGTGTACTGGCAGTATGTAACCACTGTGTTTTATTTTCTACCCGCATACCAGTCTCATCAAAATGGGCAACAGGGGACTGTAGGATTTTTTCTTTTACTTCCTGGAGAAAAGGCTGCAATTGAGAAGAAAAAGCATGGGTATGATTGACTAACGTCCCTTCACTAATCGAATGCCCAAAACAATCTTGAAAGAATTCTTTTGTTCGTTTCAAAGAAAGACACTGATAATGCGTTAAATAAGGAACCAGTCTTTTTATATTTGGACCATATTGGACAGTACGAGAGACGGTAGAAGGAAACGGAGTTTCTTGGATGGCATGGCACTGTGGGCATTCTTTTTGTGCCACTTTATGTTCAGTCACTTCTATCTGGATAGGTGGCAAATCATACACTTGGCGAATGCGGTATCCTGTTACAGGTTCATGGTGTAAGGACGTGTTACAACCAGTACAATGCATAGGAGAATAGGTAATCGTATGGTCCGGAGTCGTTGTCAAATGAAGCGTATGCCCCTTGTGGCCCAACTGGCCACCGGTTGGACGCTGAGATGATTTGCGCAAACTTTTTGTAATCGGTTTACGCAAACCATCTGTAGAAGGTGGTTTATGACTATTTGTAGAGTTTTTTTTTGAAGCGTGTTCTAGTTCTTGAATCCGTTTTTCTAACTTAGAAAATGTTTCTTCAAATAAAGAAATAACAGCTTCAGGTCCTTTTTTATATGCATCTAAAATGATTTTTCGATCGACCATCCTATTCACCCCCTGTTTGATATACTCATTATTTACAAATGGGAGGCATATGAAACTAGTAAAATTAAAAAAAGACACCAAAAGGTGGCTGAGTAGTTACAAAATTAGAAAATAGTTTAGGTAGAGTGTGTATCGAAGAATGGAATGCAGACCCTGCAAACCTTTTTACAGAATACTATACAGATGGATGGGCGGAAATAGAACAGTAATAGGAAGAACGGAAGTTCTAACTGTAATTCAATTCAAGGGGGAATCCACGTGAAAGTGATACTATGTGAAAACCGCAACAAATGAAAAGTTATTCCGAAGCATTTCAAAGTGCTAAACGAGAAGGTACACATATTACGGTGAAGGACAAAGAAATCTTTGGAGACGAAGAAGTCGTAATGATTTCGGCACTCGGTCATCTCATCGAATTATGTAACCCTGATGAGTATAAAGAAGAATGGAAAAACTGGAGTATGGACCAACTGCCTATTATTCCAGAAGAGTTTAAAATGAAGGTGTCAAAAGATAAAAAGTCGATTTTTCAAAATGCGAAACAATGGCTACAAAAAGCAGATGAAATTATTATTGCGACTGATCCTGCTAGAGCTGGAGAAGCGATTGCAAAAAATATTATTATTATGGCAGGCGTGAACGACAAACTACAAAAACGTTTGTGGGTTAAGAGTATGACGCAGGATGCTGTTCGAAAAGGATTTCAAAACTTGCGAGATGCAGAAGAAACATATAGTTATTATTTAGAAGAACAAGCCCGTTCTGTTAGCGATTGGATTATAGGCATGAGTGCGACACGTTAGATAGTGAAAAGCTATCTTATCCCTACGTGTTAAGAAATAAAAACAAATAAGGGATAAAGTCTTATTCCGAGGAGTGGAATGATGAAGTAACGTTCTGAAACGCTCCCTTTAATACTCCGACATGCGATTTCCTATGTGTATATGGAAATGGTGTGAAGCTCGGTGAAGTCGGGTGAAGTATACCGTAGTGTTCAGTGAACAACCGAAAAGGCAATAGAGGTATTGTCCGTATATGATAGCTCGGAAGTCGTTAAAAACTTAGTATGGTGAGAATGTGGTAAAACACTGACGAACTGGCGAATGTACGCTCCAACGATTGGGCTAAGAGAAATCTCGGTTTATCATTCTGTGGTTGAGTAAGAATTCATGCTATGAAAAACCATGCAGCGTTACTGGCGTTGGATAGAATGATGGGGTATAGTCAGCACCTAACCTAATGTAATTTTGATAGGAATAAGGCAACGTGGAAAGCTGGGAACGCGGAGAGGACACACTCATTGAAGCGTTACAAGGAAATGCGTTAATAGCGAATAACCTTGTTTTGTCCTAGTGAGAGTAGTGGCAGGACTGTTGAAGTTCTTGTAATGAGAGCAGAGGAATAGCCACAAGTCAATTCTAGAAACAAATTGGAAACCCTAATCATTTTTCATAGGTTCGTGTAAGGCAACTAGTAACACGTCCGTTAGGAAGTGATTAACTATGAGTAATGTAGTTCAAGAGGAACTGAAAGATAGCAAGTTACGACATGCTGAGTACTATGGTATGACGCCAACGTTTGATTTGCTGTTCAAGAAAAGTTCCGAGAATGCGATATTCAAAAAACTAATGCGATATATCGTATCTGATGATAACTTGCTATTAGCGTACAGAAATATTAAACGTAATAAAGGAAGTTACACAGCAGGTATTGATAAATTGACAATCAAGGATATTGAAAAACTTAGTACAAATGAATACCTATCCATAATGAAGAAAAGATTTTCTTGGTATCAACCAAGGCGTGTCAAAAGGGTAGATATTCCTAAACCAAACGGAAAGACAAGACCACTAGGAATTGCATCTATTTGGGATAGGCTGACACAACAAAGCATTCTTCAAGTGATAGAACCTATCTGCGAAGCAAAATTCAATACTCATAGCTACGGATTTAGACCTAATAGGTCAGTGGAACAAGCAATCGTTGATTGCGGTCATAGAATTAACTTTAACCAATGTCGTTATGTGGTTGATGTGGATATCAAAGGCTTCTTCGATGAAGTATGCCACAGCAAACTCATGAAACAACTTTGGACTATTGGTATCAGAGACAAACAACTATTAGCAATCATTGGGAAAATGCTGAAATCACCTATTGTCATGCCTAACGGCATAGTGATAATTCCAACAAAAGGAACACCGCAAGGTGCAGTTCTTTCCCCTCTGCTAGCAAACATTAATCTAAATGAGTTTGACTGGTGGATATCAAAGCAATGGCAAGGACGTCGCTGTAAAGAAATTATTAACCAATACGCCAAAGGTAAAGGTGAAGTTAAATCAAATCATTATCGCAAACTAAGGTCAAGCACAACACTCAAGGAGTTCTACTATGTCCGGTACGCTGATGATTTTAAAATATTTTGTAAGGACAAGAAAACTGCTGAACGCATATACCATGCAAGTAAACAGTGGCTTGAAGATAGGTTACGTCTACCAATTTCAGAAGAAAAATCCCAAATAACTGACTTGTGGAATGAAAGAAGTACATTCCTAGGTTTTGAGTTGAAGGCTGAAAGGAAAGCTGATAGATATGTCATGCATACTTATGTATCACAAAAAGCAATAAAAAGTATAAGACATCAGCTTAAAACACAAATACGAGCCATTCAGAAAAGCCCAAACTCAAAAGAAATAGTGGCTGAAATTAGTAGGTACAATGCTTTGGTATTAGGTATTCATAATTACTATAATATAGCCTCGCATGTAGCAATTGATTTTAGTGGCATCCATTACTCTGTAATGATAAGCCTTAAAAATCGACTACGTGGATTGAGTAAAACAAGCAATTATAAGACAAAAGACAAAGGTATTATGAAATACATGAAGTCGAAAAATATGAGGTATTTTCTAGACATGCCAATTATCCCTATTGGCTATGTTAAACAACGAAAACCACTAGGTAAGAAAAGTTCGATTAATAAGTACACCCCACAGGGGCGTATAGAAATTCATAAAAACCAGAGTCTTGTGTCTGAATATATGCTTCAATGGTTAAGAGAGAACCCTATCATAAATGAACGTGCTACAGTTGAGTACAATGACAATCGCATATCAAAGTTTGTCGCTCAACATGGAAAATGTGCTATCACAGGCAGAGAACTGGCTTTCAATGAAATCCACTGTCATCACATTATTCCTTATCACGTATCAAAAGATGATAGATATGTAAATTTAGTGGTTATTCATCATGATATTCACGTACTTATTCATACAAATGACCCTAAAAATATAAGCAAGCTCCTAACCTTATTTGATCTCAACGAGATCCAACTTGAAAAACTTAATAACCTAAGAAAGAAAGTTGGAAACAAAGCTATATAGCAATATTGAACGATATAATCGCATTCTTGAGAACTAATATTATAGAGATTAGGGAAAACAAAGATATGTTTAAATTGATGGAACGCCGTATGCGGTGAAAATCGCACGTACGGTGTGGAGCGGGGGAAAAGTTGGAGAGATTATCAAAAACTTACCTATCGCTATATGCCTCAAGAGTATTTACGTTGTTGTTCCGAGACAAGAAAGGCGTGAAAGAGGTGTTCAGTGCAGGACGGGTACAATCAGCCTTGTTACACTTAATTCGCCAACGTGAGAAAGAATTAGAGCATTTCAAAGTACAATCATTCTATGAAATTCATGGGAATTTTAATACGAATGGAATACCCTATGTCGGAAAACTCCTCCAAGATCATAACATGATGAAACTCCATTCAAAAGAAGAAGCACAGGAAAAGTTGCAACAATTGCAAGAGCATACAGCACGTATACAAAAGGTGACAGTGGAACAAAAATCGAAACAAGCGCCGAAATTATATAATCTGTCGAGCTTACAAGCAAAGCTAAATAAAAAATATAAAATGTCCCCTAAAGTGGTACTAGAAACTGCACAAAGCCTATACGATAAAAGAATGCTTTCGTATCCCCGAACAGAATATCAGCATATTCCTATAGCGGAAGCCGAACAGTTGCCAGGTGTTCTAGAAAAGCTCGTGAACATTAAAGATTATCAAACTCTGATTGAAAAAAAAGAAAGAGACACGATTGTACAGCAAAAAGCATACGTGGACGATGAAAAATGTGGAGACCATTATGCACTGATTCCCACGAATCAAGTTCCTAACCTAGAAAACTTATCCAAAGAAGAAAGATGGCTCTATGATGAGGTTGTACGTAGCGTCATAGCAACGTTCTATGAACCTATGACGTATAATCAAACAGAACTGTTCACTGAAGTGAATCAAGAGGTTTTTAAATCGACAGGGAAGCAAATCACCCATCTTGGATGGCAAGTCGTGTTTGGAAAAGAAGAAAATGAAGAGAAAGAGAACCAAAAAGAACAGACGCTTCCACTTGTAGAGCAAGGTCAATCTGTAGAGACAACAGAAATCAAGTTACATGAAGGGAAAACGCAACCGCCTAAATTATATACAGAAGGACAATTGATTACATTGATGGCAAAACATGATATTGGCAGCGAAGCAACGAGATCAGGCATTATAGAGAGAATCAAAACACTGTTGTATATCAAAATTGAAAAGAACATCGTACATGTAACCAATAAAGGGAAAATGATGGTGGAAGCCATTAAAGATACCGCAATCGGTTCACCAGAATTAACTGCAAAATGGGAAGTATATTTGAAGGGAATTGGAGAAGGGAAGAAAAAGGATAAGCCTTTCGTAGAAACCTCCAAAAAGTTAGCGCAGAAACTCATCAACGAAGCAAAAGACCAAGTAAACGCATGGGCAATAAATGATTTTGTAGAAGATAGAAAAACTGAACATCATATAGGAGAGTGCCCATCCTGTGGAAAGCCAGTCGTAGATAAGAAAACGATATATGGTTGTTCAGGATATGCGAAAGACAATCTAAAGAGTTGTAAGTTTTCTGTTTCGAAAGAATTTTTAGGACAGAAGATTAGTGAAAGTAATATGATAAAGCTGTTAGAGGGTAAGAAAACGACGTTACTTAAAGGATTAAAAGGGAAATCAGAAAAGGAATTTGATGCGTATTTAAAATTGGACGCTGGGAAAATTCAGTTTGTATTTCCGAAGAAAAAGAAAGCGGCAAGTACAACGGAATAAGAATGGGGACTCTACAGTAAAGTCGTAGAGTCTTTTTTATTAATAATATGACACGAGCTAAAGCTTTGCATATATGGAGAATAAAGCGAACCATATTAAAGAATAAGAAGGTTTTTCCTTGCCTTTTGGGATAGAGGGTGGCTCGTCGTGTGGGGACGATGCCCCACGGTTTAAAACGTCTGGTGACAATGGATGGAAAACTAAATAGGAGGACGAAAGGCTAGCGGTTTGGCTCGTATACTGGGAAGATCAAGCCGATAGAGAAAACACTTGCTTTTGGGTATGTCGGCTTGGCGACGCCATTTCACGAGCCAAAAAAAGTTGGGCAAGGATTATTTTTACTGTAGTAACGGAGTGAAGCAGTAAAAATAAAAGGTGGAGATTTTCTGAAGCATAGCGAAAGAAAATACGACCTGTTCCTTGCGGAACTTTTAGCCTTTTAAAGGTAGATGTTTTTTGTTTTGTTTATTTTTTGAATGTTTAAAAACGGAAGAATGTTATAATTGTAGGAGAGAAAAAGGAAAGTAGTGATACATATGTTGGCTATCCAAAAACAGAATCAGCAAAAGAATATTGAAAAAGAGCCATTGTTTAATTTTCAAAGTATAGATGAATATTTACATGGTTTGGTGAAATCGAAAAGTATCTTTAGTTTGTGTTTACTGGTATTGATAAGTATTGCGGTGGTATATATTCCATATGGTGCTACATTAAAGATTTGGTTGAAGGATATTCCGATAGTGTTGAAATCAATCATTAAGGCATTGGTATATACAGGCCCAATTGTTGTTGTCTTTTGTTATCTTTTTAGAGATGTTATAAAAGAGTTGTTTCATAAAATGTCGTTTAGACAACATATGATATGTGTGATAGCTGCTATAGTACTAATTGTATTGGGTTTATATTGGGTTCTGTTTTTAAACAGTGTAATTTCAATTAATCCAGCCACAAATGTGATGAATAAAAAAAGTGAGCAAGAAATACTTTTGAGTATTCCAGGAGTGTTTATTCAACTATTGGGTGAAAATATTATGTTTATTTCATTCTTGTTATTTTGGTATAAATGCATGGAATACTTAAAAATAAGTAGTAAAGTGATAGTTGGCGTTTCAATATTCTTAGCAGGAATTACTTTTGGTGTGATGCATCTGACTGCTTATCAATTCAATATTTTACAATGTATTTTAATAATTGGTATACCAGCTACGACTCACCTTTTGTGGTTTGTTAAATATAGAAATATGCACATGGCATATTGGTTACATGTTTATTATGATTTAATCCTGATATTGTGGGGAGTTTTGGGATGA